TGGCAATGGCGGCTGCCGCTGCCGCGGCTGCCGCCGCCAGGGCTGCCAGAGAGCTGGCCGCCACTGTGGCCATGGTCTCCAGACCGTTTTTAATGGCGGGCCCGGCCTGCTCGGCGGCCTCCTTCAGTTTCTCGGTCCAGCTGCCGGCGTTTTCTGCCTCGCTGCCGGTGGCGGCCAGCTCCGCCTGGGTGGCGCTCAGGTCCGAGGTCATCCCGTTCAGGGCCGCCTGGGCCTTATAGAGCTGCTCCTCCAGCTTGGCTGTGGCGGTGGCGTTATAGTCGGTGCTGTTCCGGGCTTCGTCCAGCTTCTGGCTCAGCTGGTCGACATAGTTCTGCTGGTTTTGAATCTGCCGGTTCAGCAGCTCCGCCCGCTGCTCGGCCTTCTCCTGGGCGCTGGTCTCGTCGGTAAACGAGCTCTCCAGCGCCTTCATTTCGGCGCTCAGCGTCTTGCCGGTCTGTGCGATCTCCTTCAGGGATCGCTTAAACTCGGCCTCGCCGTCCGCCTCCAGGCGCACGCCCACGGTCGATTTGTCAGCCACTTACACCACCTCCAGGGTGTCCAAAATGGACATTTTCTGCTTGTTCCTGGGCTTTGCCCCGTGCGCGATGGCGATGCAGGCGATCATGTCCAGCATCTCGCCGTAGCGCGTGGCCAGGATCTCCGCCCGGCTCATGCTCAGGGTCCGCCCATAGTAGAGGAGCCACGCCAGATTCAGCTCAATGCGTGGCCCTCGTTTTTTTTTGAGGCTTCCACCTCCACGGTGGTCCGCTGGTCCCGGGAGAAGGCGTCCATGGCGGCCTGCTGCACCGCGGTGAAGGTCTTGGTATCCAGGCTCATCAGCAGCTCCCGGCTCAGCGGCCGGGGCTCATAGCCGGGCTCCTCAAATTTCCGCGCGGTCTCAAAGCCCTCGGACAGGGCCACGATAAAATCCGCGCCCGCCCGGGTTATCTTGGAATAGCGCCCCTGCATCAGCTCGCCCACCTTGCTCAGGTCTCCGCCCGGGCAGAGGTCCGCGATCCGGGCGGAGGCGCCCACCGTCAGCTTAAAGCCGTACTCGCGGCCGTAGATCTGCATGGCTCAGCCTCAGACCGGCAGCGCGTCGACCGGCTCCATGCCCAGGGCCACGCGCACCGTGTTGTAGGCCTCCAGCTCCGTGGCCAGCGGCTCGCTGACTCGCTGCCACCGGTGCTTCGGGCTGTCGTCCCGATAGATCCGGGCCTCCAGGTCGGTCGTCTGCCAGTCGATGTCCTCCTCCTGGGTGGCCGCCGGGACGGAAAACTGGGCGAAGCGGGTCTTGGGATAAACCCACGCCCGGAAGATCTCCGTGCCGTTGGACTGACTGCGCACCACGCAGCCCACGCCGCAGTAGGGGACGTTCTGATCGTCGTTGTAATCGGTCATCTTCACCGTGGTCTGGCCCACGGTCAGGTCCTCGGTTGCGCTCTGGGGGATGCCCATGATCAGATCCTCCGAGGCCCGGAAAAGGCCGTCCACCGTCAGGCCCAGAGTCCCGCTGCGAAAACGCCGCTGGCCGCCCTCACAGGCTCGGTTGTTGGCATAAAACTCATTGTCGTCGCCGCTGGTCTCGATCTGCGGGTCCACGCTCACGCCCCGGGCCAGGTCTCTGCCGCCCGTGTAGCTAATGGTGCCGCCGGTGTTCTGGTAGAGCGCGACCACCGGGAAGGAGTAGCCGGTTACCACCTGGCCGCTGGCAAAATTGGTAGTGTCCATAATCATTTTCCTCCGGTAATTTTATCGATTTCCTCGTTGACTGCCTTGCCCATGGCCTCCTGGGCGCGTTTCTTCTGGCCGTTGATGGCCTTCCGGGCAAAGGGCTGCTTCAGCATGGCGCTGCTGCCGCTCTCGCAGGCTCTGGCGATCAGCACGTTGGGCTGGCCCTGGGGCCAGCGCCGGGTCACGATGCCGTTATAGCCGTCGAAGCCCACCTTGGCGTTATAGACGCCGTTCTGGGAGCTGATGGGCGTGATGCCCAGGCTCTCCAGCAGCCCGGCCTGCTGGGTGTGGGACAGATAGCCGGCCTCCCGTTTCCGGTAGTTCGCCAGCTGCTTCTTGTCGCTTACCGTGCGCAGCGCGCCGATCTCCCGGCGGAAGGCGTCGGCCATCACCTCCGCGCCGGCATAGCAGGCGGCCTTGCACAGCTTTTCCGTCTTTCCGCTGAGCTTTGCGCACTGGTCGCTGATCACGTCAAAGCCGATGGAAGTGAGCTTAGCCATAGCGCACCCCCCACAGCCATTCCCAATGCCAGAAGCCGGTGTCCTCTTCAAACTGGACCGAGTTCAGCCGCCAGGCGATGCCGTTTTCGTCCAGAGACGCCTCAAAGGCCTCCCGCCACGGGTCAAACTCCTTCTTGGTGTAGAGGTCCGTGCTCCCGGTCATGGCCTTCTCGCCGTGCCGGCCGTTGACCACCAGATCCTCGGCCCCGTCCTCCTGCCAGACGAAATAGCGCTCGCTCTTGAGGCGCTGGCCGTGGCTCACGTCCAGGGTCACCGCCGTGTGGGCGGCGATGATCTTGTCATACCAGCTCACAGGCGGCCTCCTCTCTGCGCTGCTCCCACAGCACCAGGCTCAGGTCCACGGAGGGAGGATAAACGCCCTCCACCACCTGCACCAGGTCGATGCGGTAGCGCTGCCCGTCCTCGGTGATGGCCACGTCCTGGTTCGTCACGTCCCCGGCCCGCTGCACCCGCAGCACGCGCTCGATCCGTACCTGGTTCTGCCGGGCCAGATAGTCCCGCTGGATGCCCAGGCGGCGCTCCTCATAGCGCAGGGAAATTTTCGGCGTCAGCTGCAGCACCGGCTGGCGGCCGGGCTCCGCCCGGTCCGCCGCCCGGAAAATGTTGACGATGCCGTCGTTATAGCTCTGGCTGATCTCATGCCTGGGTCGGTTCGGTGTTTTCCACATAAGCCGCCACCTTTCTCTGGTGCTGCATGGCCAGGATCAGCGCCGTGTAGTTATTCTCAAAAACGTCAAGCGCTGCGTCCCGGGCATAACGGGCGTACTCAAACAGCAGGCTGCGGGGATAACCGGGGCTTTCATAGTCCCCGGCTTCCCCCAGCTTGTCGTTGAGGTAGGCGACTCCGTTTTCCGCCCACAGCCGCACGCTGGCGTCCGTCTCAGCGCTCTGCCAGGTGATCCCCAGACTGCGCTTAACATCGGCCAGCAGCTGCTCGCTGACGTTTACCCTCGTCGCCTCCGCCATGCTCAGGACTTGGTGACGGTGACCGTGTAGGTCTTGGTGGTGCTGCCGTTGGCGGCGGTCACCGTGATGGTCACGGTGTTCTCACCGGCGGCCCAGGTGGCGGCGCTGCCGTTGGCCACGACCACGTTGCCCACGGTGATGGCCACGTCGGCACCGGCGTCAGCAGGCACGGCGCGGATCACGTTGGTGGCGTTGGTGGTGGTTGCGGTGTAGGTGGTGGTGCCGGCGGCAAAGGCGGGGCTCAGGGCCGCGGCGCCCAGGCTCAGGGATGCCAGATTGGCGTTGGTGCTGGGCGTCTCGGGGCTGACCTGCTCCACCCGCAGCGCGGCGGGCACCAGGCCGGAGATGTCCAGGGTCTGGAAGGCGTTGTTGTCCATGGGCATGCCGTTGGCGTAGGCCTTGATCAGGTAGACCCGGTCGTCCTCGAGGAAACGGTAGTGGTCGCTGTACTCGATGCGGCCCTCCCGGGCGGTGCCGGCCACGGCGAAGTAGCGGTAGGCGATGCCGATGATGGCCTTGCCCGGCTCCAGCGCCAGGGTCTGGATCACGGTCATGGGATAGGGCAGCACGTCGTTGCGATAGGTGCCGTCGGCCGCCTGGATGGTGGTGGCGGGGAAGACGCGAAGGAAGTAGTCGGTGGGATGCACCAGCAGCACCACGTCGCGGACCTGCCGCGGCTTGCCGCTGGGATCGGTGGCCAGCAGGGAGATCAGGCGGCCGATGGTCTCGGGGCGGAAGTTGGTCAGGGTGACGGCGGCCTTCTCGGGATAGACGCCGCCGGTGACGGTCACGTTGGGACCGACCTGACGGTTCATACCGATGGGCATGTTGTTGCCGGTGCCGGCGACCACGCCGTACTCCAGGCCGTTGGCCAGCGCTTCATAGAGGACCTGGCGGACGAAATCATCCAGCCACTCGGGACCCAGGTCCAGGGCCGCCTTGCACACGGGAAGGAAGGCGCTGAGCTTGAACAGCATGGTGTTGATCTTAACGAAACCGGCCAGCAGCTCCTTGACGATGTCGTCGCACAGCTCGCCCCACTGGGCCATCTGGTAGCCGTTCTCGCTCATCACAAGCTCCACGGCGCCGCCGGAGGGACGAAAGTCGATGCGGCTGAGCAGGGGATGGCTGGTCTGCAGTTCGTCAAAGACGCTGTTGATGGTGGTGGTGGGCAGAACCAGGTTGGGATTCTGCAGGGCCGCCTTGGGGTCGCTGCTGCGCATGGCGTCGATCACTGCCTGGTAATACTTCCGCTCCTCGCTGGTCAGCTGGCGGACGCCGCGCTGGGCCAGGATGGCGGAGTCGGCGCTCTGGCGCATCTCTTCCATGCGCTGCTCGTTGTCGGCGGTCAGATCAGCGGCCACCCGCTGCATCATCTCGTCAAAGCACTTGCTGTAGCCCTCGGCGTCGTTGTCCCGCAGGGCCTGCATCATGGCCGCCCGGATCTCCTCGCGGCTGCGGGCCTGGATGTCATTGCTAAACATAGGCATTTTTGTTTTTCTCCTTTTCAAAAAATCAGTTTGGACTGTGTCAAATCTGGACACCGGCCAGCAGTTCCATCAGGCTCGGTTTCCGCGGCGCTTCCTCCGCCGCCGAGGGTGTTTTTTCTTCCGGCGCAGCCGGCTGCGGCTCCGCTTCCCGCTGCTGCAGCTGGCGCAGGCTGGCGCACAGGTCCCGGTTGTGCTTCAGCTGCTGCTCCAGGTTAAGGTTGACCCGCTGCATGGCGGCGGCTGCGGTGCTCATGTCCGCCTCCGTGTCCGCGAAGCGGTCAGCCAGGCCCAGATCGATGCAGTCCTGAGCAGTCAGCCAGGTTTCCGCGTCCATCAGCTCCGTCAGCTTCTCCTCCGTGAGCTTGTCGCCGGCCTTCAGCAGATAGGCCTGCCGGCCTGCGGCGTTGATCACGTCCAGGTCATCGGCAGCCTTCCGCAGCGCGGCCGCGTTGCCCACGGCGCCCATCCACATGTTGTGGATCATCATGAGGGTGTTGCGGGGCATCACGATCTCATCGCCGGCCATGGCGATGACGGAGGCAATGCTGCAGGCGAAGCCGTCAATATAAACCGTCTTGTGCGCCGGATGGCGCTTCAGCTGGTTGTAGATGGCCGTGCCCTCGAAAACCTCGCCGCCATAGCTATTGATATAGATCTCAATCTCGCTGGCGTTGGGATATTGCGCCAGTTCCTGGCGAAAATGCTCCGCGCTGGTGTCGCTCTCAATTTCCTGGCCTGTCCACCAGTCCCAGTAATTGCCCTCCACGTCGCCGTAGATGTAGAGCTGCAGCACGTCGTTTCGCAGCGCGGACTGTTTCAGCGCCCAGAAACGGGCACCCGGCGCCTTTTCGACCGGCACGCCGGTCCTCTCTTTCGTTTCGCTCATGCGTCCTCCTTTCTAAGCCTCTTCGGCGGCACCCAGTCGGCCGATGTTTTTCGTGATCAGGTGCTCGCTTGCCCAGGGCTCCTTGATCGGCTCCTCGCCGGCGGCCCTTCTGATATCGTTAAGACTCCATCCGGAGCCGAGGAGCTTCTCGATGTTCGCGGCGTTTGCAAACAGGTCAAAGTGCTGCACGGTGCTGCTGTCCATTTTCAGATAGCTGCCCCGCTGCCACTGCTCAAAGCCGTAGCGCTTCCGGGTGGCCTCCTCGGAAAACTGGTCACAGATGGGATCGATGCCCACCGTCAGCGCCCGCCGCATGGCGTCGTTGGTGGCCTCCACCTCACCGCGCACCAGCACCGCCGGGATCCCGAAGGACCGGGCCGTGAAATCAAAGATGTCCTCGATCATGGCCTTGATGTCCCGGGTGTCCGTCTTGGCGGCGCCGCTGCCGCTCTGGCCCAGGTTCTCGTACTGGTAGCCGTCAAACTCCGGAAGAATCGCCCCGTTTGACTGCAGGAAGGGCTTGATCTGGGCGTCAAGCATCTTCTGGAATGCCTCGGCCCAGCCCTCCTGGCCCTGGGCGATCTGGTTGACGTGGACCTTCCAATGCTGGCCGTTTGCCCAGCCGTAGGCACTCATGGCGATCTGGACCAGCTTCAGATAGCTCTTGTAGATGCCCTCGTTCACCGGCCGCATGTCCACATGGTTGAGTTTCAGGTGCAGCACGTCATCCTCATAAAAGGTCTTGTCATAGGTGAAATCCCAGACCTTGACGTTTTTGTATTCGTTCCGCCGGGCAGGCAGCCAGTCCGGATCGGTCCAGTCGTCCGCCACGGCCACCGCCGTGCTGCCGTCCCGGCGCCTCACCGGCACGATCAACAGCTCATTGTCTTCATAAAGGCGGGCCACCGCCTTATGCCAGAAGGCCGTGCTGTTCTGGTTGGTGTTTGGCTCCACGTTCCACAGGTAATACTCCTGGCCCCGGACCTCCTTGCCCTCGGCATAGGTGCGGACCTCGCAGCGGCCGATGATGTTGGCGATCCAGTTGACGCAGCTCCACCAGCACAGCTCGCGGATCTGATACTCCAGCGCCGCCTCCAGCAGCTCCCGGCAGCTCACGTCCGTGAGACCGGTCACCGCCGTGGCGCCGTCCTTCGGTTTGAAAAATTTGAAAAAGCCCAGTGCCACGTTCCTCCGTCCTTTCTCGCGTAAAAAAATCAGCGCCGGCACGCACAGCTGTGCGTGTCGGCGCTGACCTTTTCGGCGCGGGCCTCGCTGTCATGATTTGGTTTAAAGGCTGATCGCTCCGATGGGCGGCAGCTGCACCGGCTCTCCGGTTCCCAGCACGCGCTCCACGCACATGCTGGCCACCAGGGCCATGAACGGGTCCGTCTTCCGGCTTTTTGCCTCGATTTTCCCGTAGTAAAAATTTCCGGTGTCCGTGCCCTCGCTCTTTCCCCGGCGCACGCGCTTGGTGTTGTTCACCGCCCATCGCAGGCAGGGATTGTCTCCCCAGTGAAAGAGCCCCCGGTCGAAACACTCCTGAATGATCGGATCCGTCTGCATGATGTCCGACGGCCGCACCAGCCGCACCCGGTTCCGGTCCGTGGCGTCGAAGCCGATGCCCCGCATGGCCTCCGCCACCGGCGTCCATCGGAAATTATCCATGGCCAGCATCCGCACGTTGTAGATCCGGCCCATCTGCTGGATCCATCCGGCCAGCAGCTTCGGACTGATACTCACGTCGTCAACCAGAGTGACGGCGCCCAGCTCCGCCCAGTCCCGATAGGGCGCCCGGACCCGGTGCAGGGTCCGGCTCTGCAGGCAGATCCAGGTGTGGTTGATGTCATATCGCTCCGCGCCCCGGCGAAAATGCAGGTTGACGGAGGCAAAGTCGCTCAGCTCCGCATAGTCAAGGCCTGCCGTGCAGCTCCATCCCGTCAGGTCCGGCAGGGGAGTGTTGGTGGCCCGGACCTTTTCATAGTCCGTCACCGCGATCTCCTTAAAGCCTTTTCGCAGGTTCATTCGCTTGGTCAGGAAATCCCCGTGCTCCTCCGGCCGCTCCTTCCATTCCAGAAATTCGTCCCTGGTTTCCTGCATCAGCGTCGGGCTGTACTGCAGGCTGGGATTGGCCATGGTCCAGTTTTCCGGATCCTGGACCATGCTCTCCTCCGGCAGCCGGCAGATGAAGGGGAGAAAGCCGTTGTCCTCCTCGCCGCCCAGCAGGATCCGGCGCCCGCGCTCCAGCATATCGTCCAGAGGGCCGTCCATCACGTCGCCGTTGGAGGTAAAGCTGCCCTCCCTGGGCTCGGGCTTTTTTCCCATGCCCGTCCGGTAGACCTTGATGTTGTCGTAGTTCTGGTAGGCGTGCACCTCGTTGAAGATGATCATGCCGCTGCGCATGCCGTCCCGGTTTTTCGGGTTGTTGGTCCGGCCCTTGATCACGCCCCGGTTGATGCGGCCCTGG